ATATCAACGGCGACGGCCTCGCGGAAAAGGTCAAGTGCACCTATGCCGGCGGGGAAGATTCAATCTCTATCCTGGACTGGGAAGAGTGGCCGCTGTACCGTGCGCCGCTCTTTGCGGCCTGTTCCGTACCCATGCCGCATCAGGCCATCGGGCTCTGCCTCGCCGACCTGGTATCTGACCTGCAGGACGTCAAGACAGAAATGACCCGCCAGCTCCTGGACAGCCTTGTACTGGCCAATCAGGGCGAAGTCGTTGCGAACGAGGGCCAGTCCGGCGTCATAGATTACGATTCTCTCCTGTCCCGCGGCGCAGGCGGCGTGATCAGGTGCCGCGGCGATGCATCTGTTACTCCGCTCAGCATCAACACAAGCGCTCAGGAAGCTCTGGGCGGCCTCACCGCGGTCGAGAGTGTGGTGGAGCGCAGAACCGGCATCACTGCCAGAACTCAGGCCCTCAAGGCCGACGCTCTGCAGAATACGGCGACCGGGGCAAGCATCCAGGAGGAAGCAGTCAACCAGCGCATTGAGCTGATAGCGCGGGTCTACGCCGAGACTTTCTTCCGTCCGCTTGGCCGCTATGTGCTGCATCTCCTGCACAGGTATCAGGACCGTGAAATCCAGGTGCAGCTGAAAGGCCGATTCATGCGGTTTGATCCCAGGCGCTGGGATCCGGACATGGAAATTTCCGTAGCTGTAGGCCTTGGCACTGGAAACAGGACTAAGCAGCTGGCTACGTTCCAGCAGATTCTGCAGACCCAGCAGGCTTTCATCGCTCAGCTTGGAGCCGCTTCGCCTGTGAAGCTGACACATGTGACCTACACGTGCCGGCAGATGTGCGAAGCCGCTGGACTGCAGGCACCTGAGCGATTCTTCGGCACGGAAGAAGATGCAAGGGCCGCAGAACAGCAGATACTGGCGAACCAGAAGGCCAAGGGCCAGCAGATGGATCCGCTGACCGCAGCCAGGGTGCAGACGGAACGCGTGAAGGCTCAAACTGCCATGCAGAAAGCCCAGATCGATATGCGGATCAAGCAGGCTCAGCTCCAGCAGGAGACACAGAGCAAGGCTGTGAAAGCCCAGAGTGACGCGGCCGTTCAGGAGCAGAAGATGCAGCTGAACGCACAGCTGAAAGGGCAGGAACTTCTGGCTGAAAAAGAACTCGATGCAATGAAACTGGCCATGGGCGGCAATGCCCCGGGCCTCACAAATATCAGGCAGCAGGAAATCTAGATGACAGACTGGGAAGAAAAAAAGCGAAGGGCTGACGAAGCGGCCTTCATCCTGGGCTCCTCGGTGTTCCAGCAGTCTTTCGAGGCTCTGGATGCCCGGTACGTCAATTCGTGGCGGAAAGCTCAGGATATCCGGTCCAGGGAAAGAGTCTGGCAGATGCAGAAAGCCCTGTCTGCAGTGCGGGATGAGATGCTTGACGTGCTCAACAGTTATCAGACTTTAACGGGAGGTTTACATCATGAGTAAGGCCAGTGTGGTGCCCGCAGCGGCACCGGCGGCAGATTCCGGTCCGGCGGGGCAGGTCATTGAAGCTGGTACCGATACCAGCACTATTGACCGCGCCCCCCTCGACTCGGTCAGGGGCCGCGGCCTCGATACGACGGATGATTTGACCGATGCCCTTGCCGGCGAAGATGGGGCAGGGACCGACAGTGATACGGCCGGCGATTCCGCCTCTGCGGTTGATCAGGGAGCAGTCGAAGGCGGGGAACAGAATCCTGCTGAAGGACCTGCGGATGACGTCCCCATGCCTGAAGGCTTCAGCGAAGACGCCTGGAAGGGGCTCGCCCCGGAAGCCAGAAACGCCGTACATGACATGGCTATGGCACAGGCTCAGGCTCTGGCTCAGGAACGTCAGGCGAGCGTATCTGTCCGCACTGAACGGGACCGCCAGATCAATGCTGCCGGCACTCTTCTGCAGAACGCTAATCAGCTTCTCCAGATGATTACAGACGCCGAATATCGCGGCATTGACTGGGCGCAGCTCAGCCAGACGGACCCGGCGTCCTATGTGCAGCTTTCTCGGCAGTACGCACAGCGGAGGGAAGCCATCCAGCAGCTTGGGGCACGTGTCACGCAGGCCGCCCAGGCGATACAGGCCCAGCGTCAGGCTGAATACCGGCAGAGTCTCCAGAACGAACTGGCTACCGTCGAGCCCAGGCTGAAAGCCCTGATGGGCGCTGACTTCAATGGACCGAAGTTCGCCCAGGAGGCTGCGCAGTATCTGGCCGGCCAGGGCGTGCCGATGGAAGCGATTGGCCGAATTTCCAAAGGGTATGAGGTGGAACTGATTGCCAAAGCCATGGCGTATGACCGTTCCGCCAAAGCCCGCGAAATGGCTGCCCGAAAGGTTGCAGATGCTCCCTCTGTTGAAGCGGGAGGCCGCTATTCCAGCGGCGAGGGGAACGCCTCTCTGAAAAGGGCGCGCGCGATTCTGCGCAACAACTCGAGGAGCACGCAGGCACTCGCCGACGTGCTCGGCTCTCTGTAGGAGGAAAGCATTATGGCTATTGTATCCGGTCAGCTGAAGGATGCCGCTATTAACGGCAAGCCGCGTGACCTCATGTCCATCATTTTCGATGTGTCTCCCACTGATACTCCGTTCCTGTCCATGTGCGGCAAGAGCAAGGCTATCCAGACGCTCCACGAGTGGCAGACTGACACACTTGCAACCCCTGCCGTGAATTCGACTCCTGAAGGTGCTGACGTCACCACCTTTTCCGAGTCGACCACGACTGAACTGAGCAACAAGACGCAGATCCTCTCTAAGGCTGTGTCTGTTTCCGGAACGGCTCAGGCGGTCAAACAGGAAGGCGTCAGCAGGCAGTACAACTACCAGCTCGCCCAGAGGACTAAGGAGCTGAAGAAGGACGTCGAGCTCGCCCTTCTGAGCAACCAGGTGGCCCGCTCCGACACTGGGACCGAAGGGCGTCTCATGCGCGGACTCCCCACCTGGATGCTGGCTGCCAACTCTGACGTGGCCGGCACTATCGGCTCTGACTCCGCCGCATGCGTGGCTGGCACGGCCCGTGAAGCTACCCAGACTCTTTTCACCAGCGTGCTCACCAAGATCTATGAGTCCGGCGGCGAGCCCGACCGCATCATGTGCGCTCCGGACATCCGCGTAGCTCTCTCTTCTGTGCTTCGCGGAACGGCCAACAACAGGATGGAGAACGCGGATTCCAAGCGCGCTACTGGAGTCATAGACGTCTACGTGTCGGACTTCGGGGCATTGAAGATTATTCCCAACAGGGTGCAGGCCTACGAGGCCTACAGTAAAACCTGCGCGTTCATTATCGACCCGGACTACTGGAAGGTCGCGTATCTCCGTGGTTTCCAGGAACAGCCGCTCGCCCGCACCGGCGACAGCATGAAGGGGCAGGTGCTGGTGGAGTGCACCCTCGAGGCCAGGAACCCCGCATCCAGCGGCATGGTGGCCGATCTTAAGGTGTAGCCGTCATGGCGCTCGAACTAACTCAGCATGTGTCGGGCGCCGTCCTTGAGGCTCGCGGGGACGGCGTCATCGACCGCATTACATCGGACGGGATTCTTTCCCGGGAGCAGGACGTCACCGACATCCTGAAGCAAAACGCCGCTGAGAGGGCCGAAGATCGCTTCCGGGGTTTCCGGCTTGCGCCCACCTTCAGGATGGTGGCAAGCATCCCTGTGGCTGTTGTGGATATCGCTAAGGCGCAGGGGCTGGATATCCTTGGCAACCCCGACGACATGCGGAAGTTCCTCAATGATCCGGCGAACGCAGCGTTTCGGACAACTCATGGAGTTGTCTAGTTGTGGATGGGAGTTGTGCAATGGCCGATTTGACTACTTATGCGGGCCTCCAGTCCGCGATAGCTGACTACCTGGGGCGGGAAGACCTCACGGAGCGTATCCCTACCTTCATCAGGATCTGGGAACAGCGCGCTGACAGAACTCTGCGCCTGAGGGCTATGGAGCACCGCTCCCACGCCTTGCTTCCGGCCGGGCAGGGTCAGATGCCGCTCCCGATGAAGCGCGTTCCTGGCGACTGGGACGTTTTTCTGGAAATGCGGGATATCGTCTGGGTGCCTGTTGGCGGTCAGCCCGTAAATCTGTGGTACGCGACGCCGGACGACTACGTCCGGCTACTGTCAGAGACAGGCCGGCCATACTGCTTCACCATCCAGAGCAACGACCTTTTTCTTCTTCCTTCTCCCGTGGAGAGCGGCCGGCTGGCGCTCACGTACTACGCAGAAGTGCCACCCCTGTCAGAAGAGCAGCCCGACAACGAGGTGCTCCTGCGCCATCCGGATCTGTACCTCTACGGTTCCCTCGTGGAGTCGGCCGTCTTTACGCGTGGCAGTGTCCCCGACGACCTCTGGGTGCAGTACTACACCCGAGCCGTGCATGACATCGAGGTACAGGAGCAGAGAGCCCGCTACCCCGTTGGAGCGGCCATGCGGCCATTTAGGAGAGTGTAGCTATGGGTTTAACGAATTACGGCGAGACCTATATGCTCGGTCTATATAGGGACGCGAAAACATACTATCTGGGACTTTTCACGGCGACGCCGTCCGAATCGGATGTGGGCACGGAAGTATCCGGCGGAGCGTATGCCCGGCAGACAGTCACCTTCAACGCTCCGGTGGAGGGCGACCCATCCTATATCACCAATGCCGCAGTGGTAGAGTATCCCACGGCCACGGCCGGATGGGGAACCGTCGTAGCCTGGGGCGTCTATGACGCGGCCACGGGCGGAAATCTTATATGGTACGGCAGTCTCTCGGTCTCGAAGGAGCTGTCGGCCAACGACACCATCCTGATACACGCCGGCGAATTGAAGCTGACGATGGAGTAAGCCGTGCGCGACTTCACTCTCGAGGACTTCGACACCCATTTCGGCGCTGATATCGACAGCTGGGACGGCGTCTCTCTCGACGATCAGTACGTAACGGGAGAATGCACCATGGCCGCCCAGAGTGGCGGTACGGCGTCTCCCGTGCGGGCCACCGTCCAGACCGTCACAGGGGCGGCGGAAACCGGAGAGGAGCTGGCGTACAGGCGGGCCCGCGTCCTCGACGGCGGTATGCCCTCCAGCGCGGGAGTAACCGGCGGGAGTCTTACCTACCGCAGAGCGGCAGTAGAGACGGCCCAGGCCGATGCCGTAACCGGCGAAGGTACGCTCAGTTACATCCGCCGGCGCAATCTCGTTCTTCTTCTGGCCCACTGTCAGAGCGGGCAGGAAATTTTCCTCAGTTTCCGCGGCTGGGCATGGTCCCCCTACGACACCCCGCAGGATACGGGCCTGTGGATACGGGAGACAGAGCAGTCCGGAGAGTGGGAGCGTGAGCACGGGTTCAGCCAGTTTGTCGAGGGGGGGGGTAGGTAGCCGATGACAGCCAAAGCATCAAAGACCATTCTCGAGTTCGGCGCGTGGGAGCCTGACGATCCTCTCCTGAGAGGCCTTCAGGCGCCTGAGGCACGCAATGTCATCCCTGGCAAGCGCGGGTACCGCTACCTGCCGGGTGTCTCCCCCCTCTCTTTTCCCCAGCTCCCTGGCGGGCGGTGTCTTGCGGCCTACACACTCAAGGACGTGAACGGTGACCTCCTGACCATTGCGGCCTCCTCTGCAGGTCCCATCTACGCTCTGGAAGGCGGAGAGTGGGTCTCGAAGCTCTCAGATGAGACGGTCAGCACGAACCGTGTTTTTGTGAGCTGGGGGCCTTCGCTGTACCTCTTGCATGGAACGTCGCTCTATAAATCCTCCGTGTCCGGAGGATTCGGCGACTTCTCCGCGGTGTCAGCGGCGCCCAAGGCGAGCTGTATGGCCATCGTGAAAGAGTTTTTGGTTCTCGGAGACCTCACGGATGCACGCCAGCGGATCCAGTGGTCCGCTATGGATGACCCTGACACGTGGCCCACGCCCGGGACAGATGATGCCGCGGCAAAGCAGTCCGACTATCAGCATTTCCCCGAAGGCGGGCGCGTCATGGCCGTCATGGGTGCCGTCGGGCAGGCAGACGGTCTCGTATTCCTCGAGCGGTCTGTCCAGCGCATGTCTTACGTGGGCTCGCCCTACGTCTTTTCGTTCAAGCAGATTGACGGAGTGCGCGGCCTTCTCGCTCCCAGGTCTCCCGTGAATTTCGGCGCCGGGTGCGTCTATCTGTCCGAGGATGGCTGGTATCTCACGGACGGTACGTCAACCAAAGCTCTGGGCATTGAACGCGTCGACAACTGGTTTTTCAACCAGCTGGAGCACACGCGGGTGGCCGAGGTGGTTGGCTGGCACGATCCGGTGAACCGCATCTGCATCTGGGCTTTCCCTACAACCTTTGCCGGGACCGGTATTCTCGACCGTGTCCTTATATACTCCTACGACCTGGACAAATGGTCTTACGGCGTCATCTCTCTCCAGACGCTTTTCGGGGATTACGCAAGGGCCGAAACTCTCGACGACCTGGACAAATACGGCCCCCTCGACGCTCTCCCCTTCGGTACGCTGGACGCTCCTATCTTTATGACGGGCCGCTCGCTGATGGGGTGCTTCGATTCAGAGGGCTACATGGGCGTCCTGAACGGCGCGCCTCTCGAGGCGGTCATCGAGACGCAGGAGATTGGAGGCGACCGGGTCATGCTTCATGGCCTGCGTCCCCTGGTGGACAGGGGAGATGCGCGCTCACTGCCTATCTACAGGGACAGACAGCAGGACATCCCGAAGTACGGCCCCCTCCGGTCACAGAGCAGGGACGGCGTCTGTTATCAGCACCTGTCCACCGTCTACCTTTCCGCTCGTGTGGTTATACCCGGGGGTGGTACGGCGTGGCGTGACGCGTCCGGAGTAGAGGCTCTCATCGAGCCTGAGGGAGGCATGTAATGGCGCGTTTTGTGGCTCCGGTGGCGTCTGCGGATCCGGCGCACATTCAGGATATGTGCCTGGCCATTAATGGTGCGCTGGCGGGAGAGACGCTCAACACCGGCACTTTCTCTTCTGCCGCTGGGACCTTCACTATCGAGGACCCGAGGTGCAGGGCGGGCAGGCTCGCCATCCTTGTCCCGCTCGATGCGGCGGCAGCGGCGCAGACCTGGTATCTTTCTTCCATGACGCGGGGGTCTATGTCCTTCACTCTGACAGGTGACGGCACGGGCTCGTGGGCATGGCTCATCTTTGGGAATGGAGATTAGAAATGATGACTCAGATAAATAATCCTTTCCAGCGGCAGAACGGCCTCCAGCAGGGGCAGGTTGGCGCAGCCACAACAGGTCAGTATTCCCGTCCGGCTGGCACGGTCACGCCTCCGGTTACGTCCCCCGGCATGGGTGCCGGTGTGCCTCAGATGCAGGGGCAGGCTGTCGGCGGCCAGGCGGCTGGTGGCAATTCCGTGATGGGTAATATCGCCAACATCGGCGGGCTCCTCGGGATGATGAACGGCACGGGCCAGCTCACCGCCGGACAGAACAAGATGCTCGGGGCCGCTGGCCTCGGAGGAACTATCGGCTCCGCTTTTGGCCCCGTGGGTTCTGCTATCGGTACGGGCGTAGGCGCCGGTGTAAACGCAGTCTCTTCTCTCATGGGAGGCAAGTAGCATGGCGGGATTCCAGAGGAGCTACACGCCGCAGTACGGCGGCGTCTACAAGACTCCGGCAGGCAAGACAACGGCCGCAGCCGGAGCGGGTGGAGCGGCCCCCAGAGCCCAGGCCCCTGGCGTGGCTCCGGCTCAGGACGCCCCCGTGGATCTCTCCGGACTGGGAGGTCTCCTTTACTGGATGGCACAGACTCCTGAGGGGGCGATCCGCATGGATATGGTGCAGGACCCGAAGCTTTCCAGGGACGCCACTCCGGACCAGATTACCGCTGGTATCGCCTCGATGAGCCCCGAGGACAGAGCGGCAGCTGATGCCAGCCCGTTCAAGGTGGACTACGGCTCCCATCTGTGGAGACCGGCGTTCACTTCGGGTACGGGGCAGGCAGCTGCGGACCCGAGAGGCGCGGACTCCCCTATCGGCGCAGCGGTGGGCACGCCGACATATCTCGATCAGCAGGGAAGGCAGATTCCGGCGCCCGATGCCGGGCTCTTTGACAGAATGGTCTATAACCTGGGGAAGTGGTTCTAGTGTCACTTGAATACGCTTTTATCGATGATTGCTCTAATCGGTTCCTGAAGACCTTCTGGGAGAAAGCCACGACATCGGGACGGCTGGCGTCCTTCTTTTATGACAGGGGGCCGCAGTCCCTGCCGGACTTTGTCCGCTGGTGCAGAAGTGGCAGCAATCTTCCCTACTTCGTGGCTCTCGATGGCGAACTCCTCGCTATGTGTGCCCTGAACAGCGTCAAAGGCCGGACGGCATGGGGGCACTTCTGTGTCCTTCCGTGCGGATTGAGACGGTATGAAGGCATGCCGCTCCAGATTGCCGTGTGTGTGGGTATGCTCGCGCAATGGCTATATGCCAGGAATGGGAAGGAATATGCGCTCGATCGGGTACTGGGATCCACCCCCGTGACTAACCGGCCTGCCGTAAAGGCAGTGCATCTCATGGGCGGTCACGACGTGGCCACAATTCCCGGCTCCTGCTTCATTTTTAAAGAAGGCCGCAGCGTGGATGGCCTTGTCACAGAACATACAAGAATGACAGTCCCTGTATCGGGACTGGATCTATAAAGGAGGCTGCCATGGGTGGCGGCGGCGGTGGAAAAGGCGGTGGCGGAGAGTCCACGACAACGAGCAGCGCGGCTCCGTGGAGCGCGCAGATACCCTACCTGATAGGGGGTAAAAATTCCCAGGGGACGGAAGTCAAAGGTGTCTTCCCTGAAGCGGCCAGACTCTATGAGTCGGGCGGCCTCGCTGGGGAGTACTATCCAAATTCTACGGTGGCCGACGAGTCGGGGTATACGACGCAGGCGCGGCAGATGATTGCGAACCGCGCGACGAACGGCGACGCGAACATAGACACTGCGGCGTCCTCGATGGCCAGCATCCTGAACGGCTCGGCGCTTAGCAACAATTCGGGGCTGAACGCACTCAACCAGTACGCGCAGAGCACAAACCCTTACATTGACGCTCTGTACTCTCAGGCCGCGGACAAGACGAACGCGGCGATAAACGGGAATTTCAGCCAAAACGGCAGGTACGGGAGCGGAGCTCAGGCGAACGCGATCGCGGACGCTGACACAAACCTTGCCAATCAGATGTATTCGAACGCGTACAATCAGGCCGTCTCCGCGGCCGGCAATGCCGCGAACGCCTACAATCAGGGCATAAATAGCCAGATTGCGGCGGCTACTCCCGCGCAGTCCCTGAGCAATCAGGCCTACACGGACGCCAGCCAGTTGGCTCAGGCCGGGACAAGCCTCGATGACTACAACCAGTCCGTGGTGGACGCGGACGTCGACAGATGGAACTACAATCAGCAGCGGGACATGACAGCGTTGCAGAATTACCTAAACCTGGTAGGCGGCAGCTACGGCGGCTCCGGAACGTCCACCACGGAGACCGATTCCGGCGGAAAGGGAGGCGGTAAATAATGGCATACCCCTATGATGATGTCCCTGGTCAGCAGGAGGCTATGCCGGGCGGTCTGCTCGGCACTATGCTCGGGCCTCAGCAGACTGCGGCTGTCCCCCGCTCGATGAGTCTTGGCAGAGTGGCCGCAGACAATGCCGGCTTCCTTGCCGGCCTCACTGCGTTATCAATGCTCGCAAACAATAACGGGCGGCGGTCTTTCGGTCAGCTTCTCGGCCGCGGCGGTCTGGATGCGCTCGGTGCACTCGGCAATGCCGGCATGCTCGGATATCAGCAGGACCGGCAGAAGACGCAGGACGCCTTCGCCAGAGCCCAATGGGATGCCGCGCAGCAGGACAGAGCATTCAACCGGCAGCTTGCCCTGACAAATCTTGCCCTGACGAGAAGCATGGCTCTCGGGAAGATGCAGAGAGAGCAGGAGAATGCGGCCAGACAGGCAGACTTCAACGCCGCCCTGACCGGGGCGGGAAGCATGCGCCCGGCTCCTTCCGGGAGCGTTATGATTCCGGACGGATCGGATCCGTACAGCATAGCGGCGCAGTCCGAGTCCGGAGGTGACCCGTGGGCCGTCTCCCCGGACAGAGGCGGGTCTACCTCCTATGGCCGCTATCAGTTCAATACTCTTCCCGGAAACAGTATGTGGCAGTTCCTTGGCTATCTGAAGGGCTCCAACCCAGGCCTCTATCAGGCGCTGGGAGGCGGGGCTGTCCAGCCGGGGACGCCTGCCTTCAATAGAGCATGGGAGAATGCATCGAAGAGCTCCCTCGGCGGGCAGATGGCTGACGCCCAGAACACTTTTTTTAGGCAGCAGTTCATTGAACCCGCTCTTTCCAGGCTGAAGGGGTCCGGCATGGACGCATTCGCCCAGAACCCGGCCTTCATCCAGATGCTCGCCTCCACTGCCGCTCAGCATGGAGTTGGAGGTGCAGTCCGTATCCTCAACTCCGCCTGGAAAGGCGTCGACAAGACGCAGGCCCCGGAAGCACAGCTCGAGGCTCTGGTCAGAGGCACGTACGCCGGAAGGGCCAACCCCGGCGAGTTCATCAATCAGCTCAAAGAGGATCCGGGGTTTATGGCCAAGCTCAGGCCCCGCTTCGAGCGAGAGCAGGGGCAGATCCTCGGAATGCTGAGAGGCCGTACTTCCGGGCAGAACCGCTCCCCGTATTCCCCTGACGCCGATGTCCATTCGATTGATGCAGAAATACAGCGGCTCACGCCTCTTATTGCCAGTGCACCGAATGCGGAGAGCAGGCAGAAGACAGAAGCCATCATTAATTCTCTGCGAGAGAAGCGCAACGCCATCACGGCTGCCAGCAACAGAAAAGACGATATTGCCCGTCAGGACGACGCAACAAAGTTCAGCCGCAGCAATACGCTCGGAGATGCCTTCTGGGACAGGAGCCGGGGATACAGGGGATACGGAGAAAATCTGGCCAACCTGCTTACCTACGCAAAAGGCGGAAACGGCGTGGATGACGTAGCCATGCTGTACGCCTTTATGAAGGCTCTTGATCCACAGTCTGTTGTGCGCGAAAGCGAGTTCAGAACAGGGCAGGCCACGGAAGGCGTCCCTACGCAGGTGCAGAACTATCTGCATCAGGTCATCGGCGGCGAAAGGCTTTCCGATGAGCAGAGGCGGAAGATTGTCCGTCTGGCGCTCGGCACCTTTAAGAACCAGGAGAAGGTGCAGAAGGACCTTGAGACGTACTATCGCCGCAGGGTGGAGGCTCTCGGAGTCAGCCCAAAAGATATTGATACCATTATCTACGATCCCTATACGGGGCTTGCCGGAGAGGCCGAAGCCTGGCTCAATTCAGTGCCTGCAGCGGCTTCCCATTCGCCGGCTTTGCGGGAAACCGTTCCCGCATCTGGGGGCACCGTAATAGCCCCAGCATCAGGGCAGAAAACACGACTCAGGATGGACAGAAAAGGCAATCTGCTGAACTGACGAGGAAAAGGCCATGACTGACAGTTACAGAATCATCACTCTCCCCGACGGGCGTGAAGCTGAGGTCCCCGCGGACATTACTGAATCTGAAATCGCCGCCATCAGAGACAAATATCAGCCAGCATCTGCTCCCCACAGAAACGCAGCGGGGGGCCTTACCTGGACGGATGCGCTCCTCAACGGCATGCGCAATCTGCCTGCGTCAGCGGTCAATGTACTCACCGATACGGCTGATGCCTTCCTGCATCCCGTGGACACGGCGAAGGCTCTCGGAAAGACTGCCGGGGGCTATGCGGCGAAGCTGATTCCCGGCCGGCAGGAATGGGAGGATAACGCGGACGCCATGACTCAGTTCTTTAAGGACCGCTATGGCTCTATTGATAAGCTGAAGTACTCTGTCGCGTCCGATCCTGCCGGCGTTCTCGCCGATGTCTCCACTGTACTGACCGGAGGGGCCGGAGCGCTGAGGGGGCTCGCCAGAGGAGCCGGTACGGCAACGCGCGCTGGTTCCGCCCTCAGCCGGGCTGCGGGGGCGGCTAACAGTCTGGCGGCCGCCACAGATCCAGTGTCCGTGCTTTCCAAAGCAGGAGAGTTCGCCACGCGGAAGGGTCTCGGGTTCTCTCTTCCCGAGAGACTCTACCAGAGCGCTCTCGGCATTAACACAGGCTTTAGCAACAACAGTAAAGCCAGATACTCACCCCAAGAGGTGAAGGACATGCTCTCCGTCGGTCTTGAGGAGAGGATCCCTGTTACCAGGAGTGGGTACGGGAAGGCATACAGGAAACTTGGCGCCCTTGGTGATGAGCTGAGGGCCAGCGAAGAAGCCGCGGCGAAGGCTGGTTACACAGTGGACACGGATAAAATCCTTGAAGCTGTCAGCGCGTCCCCGCGCAGGGAGGAGCTGGCGGAAAACGCGACTCCGTTAAAAGACCTGAACAACTATGACGATGCCGTGACGGAATGGTACGTTACCCACGGCGACGACAATAGAGACATCGCCAAAGCCCAGGCGACGAAGCAAGCGGTATACCGTAACTTTGAAAAGCGGTACCAGAATAACGCCAGCCCGAGCACGAATGGGAATATAGAGGCGAACAAAGCTATCGCTCACGAACTGCGCAACGGCATAGCTGACACTCTCGAACGGGCCATAGCGGACGGGGAAATAGTCCCTCTCTCAGGGGGGCGGAGCGTACACGAACTGAACGCGCGAGAGGGGGCCCTGATGGACCTCGGGAACAATATCGAGCGTTCCGTGCTGAGAAACGGCAACAAAGGGATGATGGACTGGCTGGCTGCCATGATTACGGCCGCCGGGACGGGGAGCCTGAAGGCTGGACTTGCCGCTGGTGCAGGTAAACAGTTTCTGACTTCCCCCGGAATTCGTTCCAGGATAGCCTTCCTGGCTGACAGCGCTGCCAGGAACGGCAACCCTGCCAGGGGGCTCCTCGGGCTGATGCGTCAGGGGGAGAACGCCTGGGTTGAGGATGAGCTTCTCAAAAGGGGACGGTAGATGGCGGGGATGTGGTGGAAAGTGCCGGGAGGGCTCCTCGGCCTCATTGCTGGAGGAGCCGTTGGTTCTGTGGGCGGACTCGGGCCCTCGATGGTGACCACAGCCCTCACTTCGGCCATGAGAGATCCATGGCTCAAGAGCCAGGCTGCGTTCTGGCTGCACAACCCCCAGAATCTGCTCAATGCGAGAAGACGCGCGTCCACTGCTTATCTCGGCGGAAGAGTCGCTGATATGCCAGGCATGGACCAGACTTCTCGGGAATTCCGTCAGCAGGTTCTGGATGGCCTCCTCGGCGCCATGGCCAGAGGTAACTAGGCGAGAAAGGAAAAATAAAATGCCAATATCCGATTACAGCACCACCGCAGACAACAATATATCCATCAGCTCAATCAACATCGCCGAAGGATGCATGCCATCAAACATCAACAATGCGATCAGACAATTGATGGCCGACCTGGCGCAGTACAAGGTAGACGTTGACGCCGCAATCGCAGCCGCGGTGAGCACGGCCTCGGCCAACTTCGACAAGTATTTTCCCAAGGGCTGTAGGACCCTATTCCAGCAGAAGGCCGCTCCTCCCGGATGGACGAAGGTCACGACATATAACGACTGCGCCCTGCGCCTCACCAGTGGCGACAGTATCACCACGCGCACAAACGGGTACAGCTTCTCCGGCTGTTTTGCCTCTGGCAGAGGTACGAACTCCACCAGCATCAGCATGGGGGTCTACAATACAACCCTGGCTGTCTCTCAGATGCCGGGGCATACTCACGGCCTCTGGGAGCTCTTCGTTGATGCCGGCGGCGGCGGATGGGACGCGTGGGCTGTGGCCAGATACGGTGGGCAGAACGGCAGCGGATCCTACTATGGAGACGCAGTCGGCTACACCGGCGGCAATGGCAGTCACGGCCACGGCACGTGGAACAGCGCCCACAGCCATGTCACAGACCTCAACGTCAACTTCATCGATGTCATTTTGTGCGAGAGGAGCTAGCCATGGCGGGATGTCCCTTTAGGGGGTTCGATGAGTGCCCCGAGCACTCGAAGAAAGACGGGTGCGCTCTCTGGATGAGCTACAGTGGTGGGAAGGACAGCATGCAGTCGTCCTTCGAGGGGTGCGCGCTCACTCTCACCCCAATGCTCCTTCTTGAGCAGACGAACGTCTCTGGCCTGATCGCCGGAGAAGTCTCAAAGGTCGGAGCCGAAGTCTCGGCCGCCCGCTGCGAAAACATCGAGGAAGGACGGGCGCTGCGGGAGCAGTTCTTTATTTTGGCAAGCGGGAAACCCCGCCTCGTACACGCTGACCACGCCAGGACTATGGCCCTGACCGGGCACAAAGAGGAGTAGCATATGAGAGATGATGTGACTGTTATTCCGGAAGATGAGCTCATCGCCGTGGATGGTACGGCGTATACCTTCAAATGGGTGCCCGTAGCAGGGCATGAGGCTATGCACGCGCTCCAGTGGCACGGCGGGAAAGGTGCCATTGAGTGGAAGGACGGGACGCGCACAGAGATAGGATCTGGCGACTATGATGCCAAAGTCGGCCCCTATGTTCAGTTTTGGGAGACGCGGGACAAAGCCGTAAAAGCCGAGGAGGCAGCCAGAAAAGAAGCCTACCTGTCCCCAGAAGAGACGGGCAAGCGGGTAAGAGCTATGCGCAGCATGAGACTTGCGGCCACAGACTATCTGCTCCAGCCGGACTACCCAGAGCTGACGGAGGCATCCATGGCGGCCGTCAGGGCATACCGCAAAGCTCTGCGGGATCTGCCAGAGCAGGCCGGCTTCCCCTGGACGGATAGCACGGTTCCGTGGCCTGCCGAGCCGGTCATCACCATCAGGGAGCAGTAGCTATGGCGGTATCTGACTGGTCGTCTACGGCGGACGACAACACTGAGATCAATGGCATTTCCATTGCCGAGCACTGTCCGGCCAAGAATATGAATGACGCGATCAGGCAGTTGATGGCTGACCTGGCGGATGACATCGATGCCGCCTATGACGCACTGGAAACAGAGTACAAGGCGAATGGAGGGACATTATAATGGCGCACACGCTGAAGGAAACGATCGATCTTGCCGTCAAAACGGCCATCCTCCGCGCTCATCCTATCGGATCGTACTACCTCACCGAGGGCGACGAGAATCCCGCCGATTTTATAGGGGGGGGGTGGAACAGGCTGAAATCATTGGTGATTCAGGCATCGGATGATAAGCATGCCGCCGGTACGACGGCAGAAGCGGGACTGCCGGATATACAAGGTAGCCTTGTACTGCATGGTTCAGAACAGGCAAATATTATAAATGGCACATCCGGAGCGATAACGCTTAACGCAAAATACACGTCTTACAGGACGCCCACACAATTAACGGAAAGCTCGGGCGCAACTTCCGGCGGTGCGCTCACATTTAAAGCAAGTAATTACAACTCAATTTACGGCGCAAGCGATACTGTTCAGCCGCCAGCTCGGTTTGTTAATGTATGGAAAAGGGTATCCTGATGCACAATATAAAAGAATTAATTCAACTTACAGTCAAATCAGTTAAATTATTTTCTTATCCCGTTGGTAGCATTTACGTATCCGCGAAAGCCACGTCTCCGGCGGAACTCTTCGGTGGCACATGGAAAGCGATTGAAGACGTCTTCCTGTACTGTGCCGGCCCGAAGCATGCCGCCGGCGAGACGGGCGGTGCGGAGACGCATACACAGACTGTTGAGGAAATGCCGGCGCACAACCACTCTTCACCAGACGCAGCACCCGGCTTCTTCGCTGGATGGGGAAACAAATCTGGAGATGGATGGGTAACTGCGGCTTCGCAGGGGACGGGTGGAAACTGGTCGACTACAAATACGGGGGGGGCAAGGCCTTCTCGATTATGCCCCCATGGCGGGCTGTGTATGCATGGGAGCGCACTGCCTAGAGTGGGGGTGCGCTAATGGCTAGCCTTACGGACTTCACGCGGCTTATTCTGAAGCACATAAGGCTGGCCGCTTATCCGGTGGGGGCATACTACTGGAGTAGTGTTAGTACAGATCCCGGTGAGCTTTTCGGGGGGACGTGGAAACAGGTTACAGGCAAATTCATTTA